GGTTGGACCAGGCTCGATTAGCCTCTGTTTCCCTAGGACATCCTCCCGCCAGCTACGACCAAAAGGGCTCGCTGACATGGGCTGTCATGTTAACCGACGCGTTCTCCACCACCAGGGATCTGCTCTTCTTATCAAGAAGGCAGCCTTTGCTGTGGAGACTACGACGCCAGGGGCAGCAGGTTCTGTGGAACAGTCGGCACGAGCGTGCCTTCGCCCTTTACTTAGCACGAAGCCAGATGGCCGTCTTGCCTTAGTTTTAGGGATCTGAAGCCAGGGATCTGCTATAAGATCGGTTATCATCAAATATGACGAAAGGACCTATCCTACACAGCCTTTACAACAGTGATATAAAACCTTAGGAGTGAGTTTTATAAACTTACTAATCCTAGGACTCAAGACATTTCCCCCTGCGGTACTTTAGACCCGCAGAACCACCCTTTTTCAGCCTAAGTCAGGCTTTTCTTGAGTAACACCGAGTCCTCTCGGACTCCCCTCACTGGAACACAGGTCCATAGATCACTCTATGCTGTTACTGACATCCCCTGGTTAAGGGGCAATAGGTAAGAAGCTCCTCTCGGAGGTCCTAAGCTGGGTAACCAGCTCCATAGGTTCTCAATCGAGAATCCCTTAGATCCCTACCATTGGGTAGCTCCGTATCACCTTATCACGGATATGTGTCATACTGAGACTACCAACCTCACAGTTGATAATCCCTTCTACAGGCTGGAGACGGGGTACGTCATCCATTTAATTGTTCACGTTACCTTTCGGAAAACGTCTCCCCTAAACCTGAATCTCCTGTGAAAGTGTGATTCTTCAACTCTCTGCGGATTTCACCACAGGCTTCATAGCCGAAGAATCCCTCAAGATCCGTAGCTCTTGAGCCCATCCGGTTACCTTTAATCTGTATCATCCCATCGAAATGAGAGTCAACCACCCAACATCTGGCTTAAGCCAAACACTGAGTGTTTTCTCAAAGTTCCCTTCAAGGGAGCGGCGAGCAAATCCACTCTGTGAGGGATGACTCCC